AAAAGGGCAATTGATAAGCCTAACAATAGATAAGGCAGTGGTATTCCGAACATTATTCAGCCTCTTTTCTAGCTTGTGCTAATTCTTCACGCTCTTGGTCATCTTCTAAATGGTCAGGAGGGGTAGTGGGAGGAGGGCCAGGTGTCCAAGATTCATCCAACTCTGGATTCTTCCAAACAGGCATAGCACCAAAAGGTTGAGAAGGCAAACCATACGCAGATTGCGGATAGGACGAGTTAAAACCACCCTGAGAGCCTCCATAACCCATTGGTTGACACATTGGTTGCGTTGGGGGATTAAACGCCCTAGAAGCACTAGACATAGCCCGTTTGCCAATAACGCCACCAATACCGCCCACGATTAGCAGAACAATGTCGTTCAGCATCTTGGTATAGGCTTGGTCAATCGGGGCCATACTTTTGATAGGCTGAGTAACAAAGGTCACAGAGTAGAGCAAAGCAGCAACAATAAACATAAGAATAAGTGTGACTGCAATCACGACAAACCCCCAAATCCTTACCTCTATCTCTTCAGTTGTTAGGTTTAACTTCGTCAACTTTTTTCTCCAAGATTGGTGCTACTAAGTATTCAGGGCAAGTCTGAGTGAATTGGCATCTAGGTTTTTGACAAGGCTCGGCATGAAAGTTATCTGGGTTCTGACAAAAATAGCGGTACTTTTCGTCACAGCCAGTTAACAGTAAAAGAAGCAGTAGGTATCTCATGCTTTGATGTCTACAGACTTAGCCCATTGAGTCTTAATCTCTTGAACTCTCTGTTGTTGTTCAGCTTGTCTGGTTAGCTCTGCCAAACGCTTCATATTCTGTTGGTGGATCATCCTGTGAGCCTCTGACAACATTTGAGCATTCTGTTGGTAAGTGGTAATTTTCATTTCCCTAACCCAACCCTTCCAAGTAGAAGATTAACAATCCTGTCCGACAAATCGTCAGGCAAGAACTTTAAGAAGCCAAGAAACCATAACGCCACACACCCGTAAACGAATATCTTGAGGCATAGATCAAAGGTCTTCTGGTACTCATTCACCGACCACACCTTTTAGTGGTTTCACAAAACTCCATGAGTTCATAAATACCGACAAAAACCAAGAACAAAACAAAGAATGAGCCACCAATAATCATGGCTAACTCGTTCATCTCTTGCTCTTTTTGTTTAGCCTTCTTTTCTGCTTTCTCTAACGACCTAAGTTCTCTTGCATCGTCTATGTCCATCTGGTCTTGACGAGCTTTAATCTTGTTCCAAACGTCAACCTTACCTGTCGTCATAAAGAGCATCTTTAGCTCTTCCTCAAACGCTCTAGCTTGCTCCAAAGCCATCTCAATCTGGAGAGCAGTTCCCATATTGGAACCTTTGCCCTTCTTAGCCTCAATCAATGCTTTAGTAGCGGTACTCTTGGCATCGAACATCTTGCCAATCATCGGGGCAAGAGAACCTAAATCATTGGCGACCTTACTCGCCTTCTTAACCATCGAAATAGCTTGCTGAATACCCGCTAGTGCCGTTAGTGGATCAATCATTTCACCTTCTCCCATTTGAGACAGATAACCCTTCGGTTATATACATCTCCAACCCAAGTCCATTTAATACATCGGTACTCTATGGTTGCCGCCTTTAGACGATCACGGAAAACACCAAACAATAATATAGCTACAAAAAATGACAAAAATACTAATACATACCGCAGCGATAAGAGCTTCGGCATAGTCTCTCATTCTTAGTAAGAAAGCGGTATTTTTGCTCTTGCCGCCTCCATCAATAAAGAATTTAAGCTACGAACGGCACGATTAGTTCCTTCTTCATCGCCCTTCTCTTGTGCCGCCATTGGTCAATGGTTGTTGTTGGTTGAGGAGGTTGAGCAATTAATTCAGGTGGCAATTCAATGTTTTGCTCAGAAGGCATGGCTGAAATTTCTGGTGGCAATTCAATATCAAAAGGCATTTCAGTAGGTTCTTGCACAGTTTGCTCTGTCGGAACAGAAACAACACCACCAGTAACCAAAGGACGCAAATCATCAAGTGATGTAGCTGACAACATCATTGCACGACCCGCTTTTGTATCAAATACTGAACGAGAAAGAGCCTCTATAGCCCTATTGACAGGAACTGCCGCAATAGCCGCACCTGGCGCACCACCTACAGCCGCACCAACACCAACACGCAGACCTTGTGTCATAGCCTCATCTAGTCCAGAACCAGCCGCTTGACGGGTCATAGAGCTTGTTAAGAAGCTATATTTGTTTAACAAGGTATCAAGGTTTTCGTCAACAAATGGTTGCAAGTTTGTTTTTCTTGATTGCAAGAATGTGGAAAACTTAATTGGATCAAATGCGCCAGTACCAACATCGGTTGCTTCTTTTCGAGCAGTATCAAAGGTAGCCGCAGCAACATCTTGTTTAATATCTGCTGGCAGAACTTTAGCAATCATCATTGATGCTCTCTTTGCACCTTCTTGCCCTGTAGATTCAGCAGAAACAATTCTATTTACCAATTTAGAAATATCAGTTTTAAGTTCACCGGAATTGGGGTCTTTAATCATGGTCATTGCTAAATCAGCATCACGCAAAGGAATTACATTTCCTCTCCAATATGATCTAGCAGTTGAAAACGCATCAGAAACAGCTTGATTTTGAGTCAAAGACTGACCCCAATTTTCAATATCCCGATCCATTGCATCTAAGACTTCGTTTAAACGAGTTGTCTCTTTAGCACCAAATTTATTCTGTGCTTTTGCAACTTGCAAGGCATCAGTTAAACCTTCTCTTGCTTTGCGGATGTCATTAAAAGTAAAGTCTGTCGGGCCTTTAATCTCTGGAATAAATGGCCTTCCACTTTCGCTAACAATCAATCCAGCCTCTTGTTTAACTTCTTCTTTGCCAAGTTTTGAGCCAAAAGATGATAATTTAGCTTCCAAACTAGGTCGTTCAAGAACTTTAAATAAATCGCCATACTCTGAAATAACATTATTAACAGCGGTTTCAGTCTCAGTTGGTCGAATTTTTGAGAGTTCGTTCTGAGTAGCTAAAGTATCTAATTTTGAATATAAACGATTGCCTTCTTTTGTGGCACTTGTATAGTTTGTTGCAACAGCTTTAGCAATATTCTCACCCGCTTTACCAGAATATTCAACGCCACCAGTGATTGCTTTTTCTACAGTACCACCAGCTTTTTGAAGTTCTTTGGCATTTTGTTTTAGACGATCTGCAACGCCACCAGCCCTTAATCTATTCATTGCTTCAGCCGCACGAGTAGCATCATCACCAGTAAAATCACCAAGTAGTTTTGGACTAATTCCAAGAGAAGCAGAAGCATTTTTTACTGCTTGAATGTTGCTCTTAAAATCAAAATTAGTTACCTTTTCTATTGGGCGACTAATAGCACCAACAACAGCAGTTGCGCCACCACTCATCAAACCACCTTTTAAAGCCGCTTCTTGGCGACTTTCGCCCTCTTTAACTGGTTTTGTAATCCCTTCCCAAAGACCGCCAAACAAACCTTGCTTCAATATTTGAGCAACTTTTCCACCCGCACCAAACCAACCTAAAGTAGAGGCGGGAGCAGCAATGATTAGTTCGCCAACAATCTCACCTGCCGCACCAATTACTTTATTATCATAAGACAATCTATCTGGTTGTTTGGCAAGTTGTGCGTTAAATTTATCAAGTGTTTGCTGTTTTGTTAAACCAGTCATAGTGCCGAGTTCAAGCACCGATTGCATGATTCCTTCAGCAAGTTCATTAGCTTTGTTAACTTTACCTTTTTCAAAGTCAGTCAGGTACTTCTGTTGCAGTTTATCTGCATCAGTCTTATTCTTCCACTGGTCAAACAATCCCATGACTTAGCCCCTTAAAGTTTGCCAGCATTACGCAAGGCTTGTTCGGCTTGTGATCGAGTAATAATTCTATTAAATTTTTCTTTTTGATACTCAATAGTACTATTTATCATTTGCTCTTTAGTCATTTTGCCAGTTGCAGTAACAGGTTTTGGACTTGGCTTAGTTTCAGCAGGTTTAGCAGAAGGCTCTTCTGGCTGTCTTTGCTGCTCTTGAGATTCAGGCGACTTTGGTGCTTCTGGTCTGCCTTGCGATTGCAAAGAACTCCTTTTTGCTAGAAGTTCTTTCTCAAGTTTTTTCTCTGTTCTTTGGAGTCCTTCAATTGCTCCAATCATCCTAGCTTGACTTAGGAATGTTGTTGTACTTGCAATTTGATCTTTTGCACGTTCAGCATCACCCTCTGTTTGAGTGCCTTTTGCCATTAATAGAAGAGTATTAACCCTTTCTGTCAAAGCACGTTTAATTTCATCTTTCTTTACCTGAGAGCCTTGTTCTTTAAGTCCCAAAGCTGGAAGTACTGTCGCACCTAGTATGTCTAATGTGTTAGAAGTAGCGTCGTATACAACTTCCTTGTTAATTAAAGATTTTAAGAATGAATCTAATTCAGGGGCAGAATTTTCTAGCTTCGTTAAACTTGCTGCAATTTCGCCAATCTCTTTTTGTGAACCAGCAGGTATATTTCCCGCTGTTGCTTGTTGAACTGTTGGCTTAGGAACAGTAGTCGCCCCACCTTCAGTAGTAGCACCCATTTCTTTATATGCCAATGGGAACGCTTTGGATGGGTCGGTGGCGGCTTGAGTAATCATCTGACCGCTTGCTTGGTCAAGATAACTGCGAGGCTTTGACAACATCTGTCCTGAAATATTAGCATTAGCCAATTCTGTAAGAGTAGGTTTCTCACCTTTCTGCAACTTAGTTTCAACAATTCTTAATGCCTGAATATAACGTTCATCACCAGTAAGTTTTTCTGGTTGTAATGCTTTAAGAGTTTGTGCTTGGTTAAGTGCAATTTTTGACTGCGATTCAGCTAATGATTTAGCTTTTTCAATCAACCCTACCGCAAACTCACCATCTCCAAGACTTGCGGCTTGTTTGGCTAGGGAAACAAAAGATTCTGGATCATTTAAGTCAAGCTGTTGCAGTAATTGATTACGCTGAGACATTTTCTTCATTTGGGGGTCTTCTATGCCAAGAGCACCCGCAAAACCACGACCTAGTTGACCAACACTTGCCATTAAACTAGCTTGTGCCGCAGCACCAGGTGTTAGTTGTGCTAACTCATAGCCTTTTTTTAGGTCTTGTTGGTACTGTTGGCTCTGATACATTTCAGGAGTCATGCCAAACAAACCCGCTACGATATTTCTTTCTGCCATGATAATTCCTTACGAAAATAGACCGCCAAACACATTACCAAGTGATTGACCAAACATAGCATTAGGATTACCTGCTGCTATTAAACTTTGAGCACCAAGGCTTCTAGTTGCATCAGCACCAGTAGCCAAAGCAACACTTTGACCCGCACCCCTCAAGCCCAATTCACCCATTCTTGCACCCGCAGCAGATGCTTGTTGACCAAGAGTAGAACCCATTTGCAATGGTTGTTGTGCCAATTGCTCCAAACCTTGAACCTGACCAAAAGCAGTCGTAAAAGGAGTGTAAGAGGCTTGTTGGCCGCCATAGTAGTTGCCCATAGTTTGTGCGCCTTGACCCAAAAGACTTGAACCAAACAAAACATCTCTCTGACCCAATTGTTGAGCATTAGCCGCTAACTCAGCCTCTTGTCTAGCACGAGCGTTGTACAAAGCCTGTAGTTCAGGAGTAGTAGCACCATAAGTACCACCTTGAGCAACAGAAAGACCACCACGACCTTGTTGTGTTAATTTGTTTTGCAGATTAGCTAACTCTAGCTCACGACCAGGTTGCAACAAAGCCATTTGTGAAGCAAGATAATCTTTAGCAACATCTTCTGGAGATTTAGCTAAATATTTATTTCCAAGATTAAACAAACTCTGTGCGCCTGTTTGCAGAGGAGCAAACTGTGCTTGTGCGCCTTCAGCTTGTACTAAACCAGACTCAGCCAACTTAACCAAACGATCTTGAGCATTCTTAGCTTCAGGACTTAGTGTGTATCCTGCGCTTGTCAGTTGACCTGTTACTGGATCGACTGCAAACTGTGAAGTGCCAAACCTTGTGGTCATGCCAATGGGTCTAAACTGAGCCGCAGTTTTAGCCGCAGCAGTCTCAGCATCAATCCTCTGTTGAGCCGCAAGAGCCGCTTCCTTGGACTGTTGCATCTGAAGCAAACTACCCGCAGTGCCTAGTCCGCCAGAAAGCAGATTAGCAAGATTGTTTACACCCAAACCAGTTGCTGCCGTACCTAAAAGTGAAGCACCCGCACCAAGACCCGACAATGTTGTACCAAGGCCAGCACCACCAAGTAAAGTGTTAGCACCCAATAAACCGCCAGTTGTTAGTGCTGAAGTTCCAAGTCCTGCACCTGTACCTAAAGCACCCAGACCCGCAGTTCCCAAAGTAACTCCTGCACCTGGTGCGCCACCAAGACTTGCTAACCCTGATGAACCGCCAAGACCAGTAGTGCCAGCTGCTGTAATTCCTGTACCTGTACCCATTCCTGCAACAGCAGGAGCTACCGCACTTGTTACAGCAGGAGTTAGTAAACCCGCTGTACTTGCCGCACTAGGAGTACCCGCACCAATAGCTAGATCTTGAGCAGTTAATTGGGCAATTTGAGCCGCTGTTAAACCAGTAGAGCCAACAGTAGCATTAGCTAAAGCCGCATCAAAGGCTGGAATGCCTGAAGCAACGCCCTCACCTAAGAAAGCACCATTTCCTATCGCAGGAGCACCAGCCGCACCTGCATTTAATATGGTTGGCAAACCAAACAGTAGACCCGCACCTATTGCAAACTCTTTTAGACCGCTTTTAACTTCTTGTTGAGTGCCAGTTTGCTCTACTTCACCAGTAGGTGTGTATTGGGTATACGATCCACCTGCCTTGTTATCAGTGGCTTTGTAGGTAATAACATTCTCAATACCACCAACTTGCTGATCTTCGCCTGATCCAGTTACTTGGTAAACAGGTTGAACAACGGTATCTCCAAGGGTAATAGTCTGTCCATTAGGAATAACAGCCGCAGCACGAGCCGCAACCTCACCCTCTGGTAAACCAACAGCCGTAGCCATCTGAGCAGGAGACACTCCATATTGCTCCATAGCCGCAACGATCTGAGCGTCACTCATGCCTGGATTAGCAAGCAAGAAATCTATAATTTGTTGACTGGTTACGGCCATGATGTTTACTCCGCTTCTTTAGGAACTTGCGCTTCAGCCTGTTCTTTTATTTTAAGAATCAGAGGCCATACGCCTGATTTGGCGGGCATCTCACCCAGCACGTTCAAGATAAATTGCACTTCGTTTGCGTCTAAATTCAGATTCATGTTGCACTCCAAGGCACGCCAGTAGCAGTAACAGGATTCTTCTGCAAAGCAATATTAGCCGTCAGAGCATCTTCTGTGGCTTGTTTATCAACACCATTAGCCCACACCCAACCAAGCACAGTTTCTTGTGTCAGTTGGTCATAGGGAATCGTTGGTGTGCCATCAGCCCAAGAACAAGTAGAGTAGATAGAGGCTGTGTAGTCTCCATCTACTGCTGTGGCTTGCCAGTGGGCAGTGATTACAAAGCCGTTTGAGGTTTCACGCTCAAGTGTTGAGATAGTCCAGTTTGTCATGTTCAAGCCTCAGTAGGGTTGTAAGGTTGTGGAGATGTCTGAGTCCAAGCGTATGTGGCAATGCTCAAGTAATAAGCCTCATCCAATACTGTTGATGCTTGTGGGTCATTGGGTACTAGAGTTGTACGCCAGTAAGTTGACGAGATGACAACGCCATCCTTGAGAACATCGGTAGTCTTGCGAACACCAATGCAACCATTAGGTTGAATGTCAAACTGAGAGATGTAAACGACTTCTGTGAATGTGGACATGATTTTTCCTATGTTAAATATTAGACTGTGTATGAAATACTAATCATTATTTCAGATGTGCCAGAAACAACATTTGATACTAAAACATATAAATCAGTTGTTGCGCTGTTTGTTGTATAAAGTTGAAATTGCAAATAAGTTGCGCCACTACTTATAGCAACAGAGGAACTTACAGTAGATGCGTTTCTTCCAACACGATAAGTGTAAAAATTACCTTGAGAAAAATCAGCACTTGTAAATGGCAATCCTCTGATAAAGAGAGTATTTCCCGCAGTCATTCCTGTAGTTACTATTGCACTTAAATAAGCATTAACAGTAACTTGCCTACCTATTTTTGTATAGATGGATTTAACGTTTGTATACGTCCCCGTATTACCACCGCTTGATGCGTCAGCAACTACAGGTGTCCAAGTCCCCTCCTCATAGTCATCTAGCGTATTAGCGTCTGATGATGCTGATTGAGTTGCGGGGAATGTGATGCCAGCACCGCTTGTTGTGGGTGTAGCGTTTCCAACTGAAATTGAATTGACTGATTGAATGCCTCCAGCCGCAGGGAGTCTCATGCGTTCTGTAGGGCCAGAACCAGTTAAAAATGTTATATAAGAATTTGCTTGGTTTCCAGTTTGCAAAGAGCCGTAAGGATTACCAACACCATCAATTCCTAATAAAACATCAAAGTAATTATTTGCCGTTACACCTACATTATTTAAGCGCAATCCGTTAATTTGATTTGCCGACAAAGTTGTTCCAGCAACATCAATTTTTCTAGCAGGTGACGTAGTGTTTATTCCTAGATTGCCTGATGCGTCTAGCAACAATGATGAAGCTGGTGCAGTTCCACTAAACTGAACTGTATCCGTACTTCCCGCAGTTCCCGCACCTTTTACTCTAAATGTCCCAGCAGAATCAATTCTGACTCGCTCTGTTGCGCCCATGTAAAACCTAAGCGATGCGGCAGAAGCGGAAGCATTGTTGGTAAACGCAGATTGAATCCATGTGTAATCACCAGTGCTTGCGCCAATTGCAAGACCTTGACCACCATCACTAGCAGACGCAAGAATAGGTGCAACTAAATTACCAGAACTTGCTGGTGCGCCATCTCGAGTTCCTTGAACTTTTGCAACAGGCGAACTTGTACCAATACCCAACCCTGTTGAGGTAAGGGTCATTAACAGGCTTGAAGCCCCTGTGCCATTAAGCCAATTGAAAGTGCCTGTGTTGCTTGTTCCTCTATGAGCAAAATCTAAAGTAGGTGCGCCAGTTGCTTGCGTTGAGATTGCAGATGCTGCCGCACTTGTAGTTGGGCCAAGTCTAACTTCACCGCCACCATAACCAGAAATAGAACCAGTAACTTGAGCACCACCAGTTAAGGTAGATACACCAGTTACTCCAAGAGTTGTAGATGCTGTTAAAGAAGTAAAAGCACCAGTAGTAGCTGTAGTAGCACCCACAGTCATTCCATTAATTGTTCCACCTGTAAGTGTTGCACCGCTAGAAGCAAGTGTGTTCAGAGTGGCTGTAGAGGATGCACCAAGGGTTGTAAAGTTAGCCGCAGCAGGGGTCACATTACCAATGATGCCTTGGAATGATGTGCCTGTAGCTACACCCAAAACTGGAGTTACCAAAGTAGGTGATGTAGCTAGTACGTTGCTACCAGTTCCAGTATTGGTCACTGAGACTATGTTCTTACTAGCATCCAATGCTAGAGCAGTTGAGGCAGTTAAACCAGATAGTGTAGCTGTGCTAGATGCTGACAGAGTAGTGAATGCGCCTGTAGAAGCTGTAGTAGCCCCGACAGTCATTCCATTAACTGTGCCGCCCGTTAGAGTTGCTCCACTTGATGCAAGTGTATTTAGCGTAGCCGTGGAAGAAGCACCTAAAGTAGTAAACGAACCAGCCGCAGGTGTTACATTGCCAATAATTCCCTGTAAAGATGTAGCAGTTGCCACACCCAAAGTAGGTGTTACTAGCGTTGGCGAGTTTGACAACACTACATTGGTTGTTCCTGTGCTTGTCGTTACGCCCGTACCACCATTTGCTACACCTAAAGTTCCAGTGATGTCAGCAGTAGACAGGCTTACCGCATCCCAAGAAGCATTAGTTCCATCAGTCTGAAGGTATTTGCTTGCATTACCTGTTTGGCTAGGCAAAAGATTATTCAGACCACCAGCCGCTGTAGAAGCACCAGTTCCTCCGTCTGCTACCGCTAAGTCTGTAATACCCGTAATTGAGCCACCCGTGATTGACACGCTAGAAGATGTGATCGGGCCAGAAACACCCGCTGTTGCCGTTACAGCACCCGTCAAGGTGGATGTGCCTGTCACCGCTAGAGTCGTGCTTGCAGTGATTGCTTTAGCCGCTAAGGTAGTGTTATTGACTGTGGCAGTTCCTGTAGCCGCACCAAGGTTCACAGCAGTAGCCGCACCACCAAGATTCAAGGTAGTTGAGACAGTGTTAAATGCCGCTTGAGTAACCGCACCAACCAACGCACCCGCTAGAGTTGTTGTGCCAGATGCCGCTAGGGTTGTGAACGAACCTGTTGCGGGAGTAGTTGCGCCAACAGTTGCACCATCAATCGTACCGCCAGTAATTGCGGCAGCAGAGTTATCTGTCTTAGTCGCAACAGCAGTAGCAATGTTATTGAACTCGGTATCAATCTCTGTACCTCGGACGACCTTGAGTGGATCACCAGGCGTGAGGTTGTCTTTAGTGGCGAAATTAGTGGATTTTGTGTAATTCGACAAGATTATTCTCCTTGTGTCAGATAAGCTAGTAACATTTCTAATTCTTGCAGAGTTGCATAACCTTTTATGCGATTAGCTTTCCAAGAGATAATTTGAATGTTATCTGGTGTGTAACCTTTTGTTGAATCTATGCGGTCAATACTAGGACTATTTTCTCTAAATCCTGCGTTATTGAATTCTAGTTTCATACCAAATATTGGGCAACACCCATCTTCAGGAAATATATTTTTAATATCTTCTACTGAAATGTTGTGTTCTCTATCTTTATTTTTTGCTCGTTGCTTTGAGGCATTGATAAGCATTTGCAATCGATAAGTGTAATCTTTACGCCTATTTTTTTGATAACTTCTTTGATAGTCTAGCCTTAACTCAGGATTTTCTAGTCTACGCTTTGCTTGATAAGCAACATCACATGGGCGACATTTATATTGCAGTCCATCAGGAGATGCTTTGTTTTTTGTAAATGATGTAAATGGTTTCGGTTCTTTACAACTATTGCAAATCTTTGTTGATTGAACAAAATTAAGAACAGTACTCATGATATTTTCCCGTTCTTAGATTGAATTTCAATCTTCTGAATTGACAGTTGAGTGCCGTTGATAGTGGTTTCGTAACCTGTTTGAACAATTTTACCCGCACCAGACGCATTTACATCTAGTGTCTTAATTAAGAGTCCACCTGAGTATTCTGCTACTCCGTACTCAGCAAGGCCGTACTCATAGTTTGCTTGTTCAGGAATAAAAGCATTGCCTGACAGATAGTTGGCAGCAAAGTCAAAGCCCCACTTGATCGTCACAAACTGGTCAGAGCCGCCAATAACGATGGCCTTGATTCGTTTGAGAATAGAAATCTGATTCTCATTACCAAGGTCTGCATGGTTGGTGAAGTAGCTCAATCGGTAAGTAGAAGTGTTATCTAAAAAACTTCCATACTTGCCAATAAAGCCTTGTTTGCCAATATACAAATCACCATTGCGTAGTGAGTACAAAGCTGTAGGCGTAATAGAGTCCCACTTGGTTACTCTAAAAGCACCATCTTGCAATTGCATCTTTGTATCGAAACAAAAGACTTGACCTGTAACTGGAAGAGTCAACAAGTAAAAAGCATTCTTCTCTGAGTAAACAGACTTTAGATTAGCCAGAGTCTCTACTGCTAAAGAACTTATCAAATCGGAACGAACATTCTTAGATAAGTCTCTAAGTGGTGCAGACTTCTCTTGGATTGTCCTCATCAGAGAACGAACACCAGAATCCGACAAAAAGATCACATCAGTACCGATTGACTGAATAGTGTCCCTAGCAATACATCCAATAGAGCCTACTGTGTCGCTTAGAACCAAGGATGCGGGAGTAGAAGCACCTGAGTAAACAAGAATCTGACGTTTACCAAAGATAAAAAAGAAATCATTGTGAGCCGCTAGACCCATGATCTCATCAGCACCATTAGGCCATACTCTAGAAACATCTAAAGTGCCTGATGTACCACCACCCCATACATGACCCGCAATCAGGTCTGAGAAGGTAATCGTAACCTTATCTGTAGATGTATTAGCCACCCACAAACGACCAAATGCTGAGATAGCAATGTTTGCTTGAGGAACAGTAGCCACATAACCTGATTTCTCAGACACTCTGCGATAAGTAGTTGTACTTACTGCGGGGTCAAAGATGAGTGGATCGTGACCCGTTTGGAAGAAATAAGCGATGCCATTCAAAGATGCACATTGCCAATTACTTGCCGTAATGGTAGGGGCTGTTCCCCCACCACCATAGGTCAACTCAGTCACTGCGTTAGAAGTACCAAGTTTGAATAACTTGTTGTTTCCCGCAAACAGAACAGTCAAAGTGCCATCAGTTTGGACTAACTCATGGATAACACCCACATTGTTAGAGCCTAGGTTGCCTGATGAAGCATTAACAAGTGTGTATCCCTTGCGTGCGCCAATACGACCAAATTGGTCAATTACGCAGTTAGAAGCAGTTAAAGCAAAGCCAGAAGATAAATCTAGGGGCGAGTCTTGCGTGTTCAGGCCATAGAAGCCTGGTGCGCTAATGCTTTGACTTTGTAGAGGAGCTGCCATTAGACCGCCACAAAGTTATCTTCAGGGTAACGAGTGCTTTCCAATGCAATAGCG